ACCGGTGTAGTACTCCACGCATTTAGCGATGGAGGAGTCAGCGGCCGCAGTTGGGTGCGGTCGCGGTGGGGGTGGGGCTCGCCACCCCACTCCCACCACCCCGCCCCCCGTCGACACGCTCCACGTCGACGGGGGGATGCGGCCACGCACGCGCAGAGAGCGTGGCTTGCGGTGGTGTGAACGCGACCGTTGCGAGGAGATGCCCGGTGGACGGGCTACTCAGAGCATGGAGGAATTCGCGTTGTTGTCCGCCACCGCGGGGAGCTCGCCAGAGTCGAGCACAAGCGAAGTCAGTGATCCGGAAGGAGATAAGGCTGACATCAGTTCCGGCGCGGGGACTGACGGGGGAGGGGGAGAGGTGGTGCTGCCTGTGACCAAGGCTAGGAAGTCTATAGGTTCCAAGCTCTGGTCACGGTTGTTCTCATTCGGGTCGTGGAGGAAGGAAACCCAACTGCAGGCTAACGCCGCAGTGGCGGTGGCCACCCTGCGCGGCATCGATGTCGATGGTGATGACGATATTGAATTGTCCCCAAAGTATGGGTTCATCGGCACCATGAGACAGGCAGTCAACGACAAGCTCTCAGAGTCAAAGCACAACGTGCGCCATAGGGCCGCTCGGCGGTTCCGAGAACGCGTGCGTGTGCTTAAGACACTAAGTGCGGAGTTGAAGTTTCAGAGTCATGGATTTGACAAAACTGAGGCGGATATGAGGTCGTTGGCTATCGCCGCCAAGGGCGTCGTTGATAAGGCAATCGACGACAAGACTATACACAGGTCTTACGCTAACTGGTACAAGCGAGGACTTGTGGCCTGCTACCACATCCAGGACGAGGACGATGAGTTCTTCGCCCGCATGGCTGCGGTGGCAGAAAAGTCACCCCACTAGGGGTGCCTCGTGCACATGACCGCGAGAACCACCAAGGATGAGAAATACCAAGGTTCAAACCTTACCAGTGGTGTGTTCAGAGGGATCGCGGTTCGTGCGCATGTGGGTGCCCCGCCCGCGAAGGTGCGGCATGTCATTTTGGCTCCAGGCATGTCGTCCCGAATGGATTATGGAGCACACAACAACGACGCCCCCAATTTAGTTCGAGCACTGAACGAGAGAGTTTTCAACGTTCAAAGTGCTGGGGGTTTGGCACCCACCCCGCTACCCTTGCCAGGGGTGTGGAAGTCGTTGGCTCCGGTAGCGAAACGCATCGTGAAGAGCATTACCCACCTTCCGTTGGAGAGGTTGACCTGTAAACAGTTCATCGAACAGTGTCCCAACAACAAGAAGATGCTCTATGCGCGCGCTGCGCAACGCTATCGTGAGAGGGGGTGGACCGTACGCGACGCTCGGATCAAGGCCTTCGTGAAGTTCGAGAAGACGAATTTCACTAAGAAGAAGGATCCGGCGCCACGCGTGATCCAGCCAAGGACCCCCGTGTACAACTTGGCCTTAGGGTTGTACACCAGGCGTGTCGAGAGTTGTATATACAAGGCTCTCGCACTCGAGTGGGGAGGTGATGATGAGGGAGTAGTGATGAAGGGGCGAACCGTGGTAGAGGTAGCAGCGGTTCTGAGAGCTAAATGGGAACGTGTGAAGAGACCTGTGGCAATTGGTATAGATGCTAGCAGGTTTGACCAGCACGTTTCACGTGACGCCCTCAAATGGGAGCACAGCGTGTACAAGCGGCTTTTTGGTTATAATGGAGAATTGATAGCACTCCTAAACCAGCAGCTTAAGAACAAAGGCCGGTCGGACATAGATGGCTACCGAGTAGAATATGAGGTTAATGGCACCCGCGCTAGCGGTGACATGAACACATCGCTCGGCAATTGTCTGATTATGTGCACGCTTGTGAGGGAGTACATCCGGGAGCTGGGCATAAAGGCAGAGTTCGTCAACAATGGAGATGACTGTGTCTTGTTCGTGAGTGAGGGAGACGTTCCCAAACTTGACGGGCTGAATGCCTGGTTTTTGAAGTATGGATTTGAGATGGAAAGGGAGGAGCCAGTCCGT